GTATACGAGGTATTGGCCCTGTAAAGGCTGATAAGATCTTGAAAGACTGTACAACCGAAGAGGAATTATATGCAGCTTGTATCAAAGCTTATGACGGCAATACTGACAGGGTACTGGAAAACGGTAAACTCCTGTGGCTAAGAAGAAAACCAAACCAGATGTGGCAACCTCCTTTGAACTTGCAGGTTCAGTCTGGAACGTAGTCTATGCAGATCACATGGAAGACATGGGCAAGTGTGATCCTGAGAAGCAAACCATTAGCATACGTACTGGAATGAATAAGCAGTCTACTGAGCAAACCTTCTACCATGAGTTAGTCCATGCCATCTTGTTCACAATGGGTAAGCTAAACCACGAAGAAGAGTTTGTAGATACCTTTGGAGCTTTCCTGCATCAGTACTACCTTACAAAGGAATACAAGCATGAAGCCTAAGCGTAAGCAGCTTGCAAGCAAGCGAAAGCCACTGACAGTTAGACAAGTAGCTTTGAAGCATGGCTTTAGATCTGGCTTAGAAGACAAGATAGCTGATAACCTAGTAGCCTTAGGTGTTCCATTTGAGTATGAGAAGCTAGTGATTGCGTATACGCAGCCTGAGAAGAAACGTACATACACTCCTGACTTCCTCCTGCTTAAGAATGGTATTATCATTGAGAGCAAAGGTAGATTCATGACTGCTGATAGACAGAAACATTTGATGGTGAAGGAACAACACCCTGAACTTGATATTAGATTTGTCTTCAGTAACTCTAGGTCTAAACTCTCAAAGGTAAGCCAAACCACATACGGTGATTGGTGCAATAAGCATGGATTCCAGTATGCCGATAAAGATATTCCAATGTCATGGTTAAACGAACAGAAGGGTAAATGATTATGTTAGCTAATCTTATTGAAGCTTTAGAGAAGTCTAAAGAACTTCGCAGTGTATGGGAAGACTTCACAGATGTTATTCTTGTGGAGAAACTTAAAGAAACCTACTTGAATACTATCAATGGTGGTTGGAGTTCTCATCCTGAGGACATTGCTGAGAACAAGAAAGTCAATGCAGCCATTGGTATTGTCTTAGGTTACTTCATGTACACTGGTGATGCTCAGGAGTTCTTGAAGGAGGCTGAAAATGAACGTGAATCTGATTAAAGAGCATGAGAACGGTGATGCTACATACCAGTTTGACTTGACTCCTGAGGAAGCTCAAGCACTCCTAAGCTTTGGTATCCTAGAGGCCATCAAAGCTGGCTTACGTGAAGGTGAGAGACTAACAATCAGAGGAGAGGACATCGATGAAGATTCTAGTAATCCCGGACTGTCAGATTAAAGAGGGTGTACCTTTGGAGCACTTGACATGGGCTGGTAAAGCTATTGTCGATTACAAACCTGATGTAGTGGTTAACATAGGTGACTTTGCAGATATGCCAAGCCTTAGTAGCCACGACATCAAAGGGAGTAAGTACTTTGAAGGTCTACGCTACAAGAAGGACGTTGAAGCTGCTAAGGAGGCCATGAAGTTGTTACTGGCTCCTTTGAAGGAAGCTCAGAAGGCTCAGAAGGAATCTAAACACAAGGTGTACAAGCCTCGTATGGTGATGACTCTAGGCAACCATGAGAATAGAATTGACAGGGCTGTTAACAATAATCCTACACTGGAAGGCTTAATATCTACAAAGGATCTTGAGTATGAGAAAGATTGGGAAGTACATGGGTTTCTTCATCCTGTGTTCATTAATGGTGTTGGCTTTAACCATTACTGGCCTGTTGGTGCGATGGGACGTCCAGCAGGTGCTGCTAGTGCTATTATTAATAAGCTTCATATGTCTTGTATTGCTGGACATCAACAAGGAAAGCAGATTGCCTATGGTAAACGTGCTGATGGGAAGCCTATTTGTGCTATCATCGTTGGCTCTTACTATCTCCACGATGAGAGTTATATGGATCAATTAAGCAATAGACACTGGAGGGGCTTACTGATGATGAATGAAGTTAACGATGGACACTTTGATGAGATGTTCTTAAGTGTTGAATATTTAGGGAGGAAATATGGTGACTAATCGAGAATGTACGACTTGCTTTTACAGTGAACTAGATGGTAAAATACACCCCTGTAATGACTGTGAAGGTTATGATAAGTGGGTTAACCGTAGCATTTTCATTAGAGAAGCAGCTAAGCCTCTTAGTGAAGCAGTTAAAGAATGGGTAGACTCAGACCACAGTGAATGGGCTAATGACAGTATTCACAAGCCTAAGCACTACACAGAACATCCCTCAGGTATTGAATGTATCCAAGTTACAGAACACATGGGCTTTAACTTAGGTAATGCAATCAAATATATCTGGCGGTGTGACTTGAAGCAAGATGCCATTGAAGACCTGAAGAAGGCTAAGTGGTACATTGACAGAGAGATTGATAAACGTGTCAAACATAACCTTTGAAGAACTGAAAGAGGCTCTCAAGCGTTTGGATGAGGTCACACTCTTGGAACTGCTAGGAATCCAGAGTGATGATCTTGTCGAAAGATTTGATGATGTGATTGAGAAGAAACAAGAATATTTAATAAAGGAACTAGACTAATATGACAACAACTATGACACCATACCAAGAATACATTGGCAAGAGCCGCTACTCTCGCTACTTGGATGATAAAGGCCGGAGAGAGCACTGGCCTGAGACTGTGAATCGCTACTTTGAATTCATGACTAAGCACCTGCAAGAGAAGCATAACTACTCACTAAGTGCTGAAATGCGTAACGAGTTGCAGAATGCTGTGACTAACTTAGAAGTGATGCCATCAATGCGAAGCATCATGACAGCTGGTGATGCCTTAGAGCGTCAGAACATTGCAGGTTATAACTGCTCATACCTACCCATTGATGACCCTAAAGCCTTTGATGAGGCCATGTATATTCTGTTATGCGGAACTGGTGTAGGCTTTAGTGTGGAGCAAAAGTATGTATCTAAGTTACCTGAGATTCCAGTTGAGTTGTACAATAGTGGCACTGTCATTAATGTTAAGGACTCCAAAGAGGGATGGGCTAAAGCCTTACGACAAGTCATTGCCTTGCTATACGCTGGAGAAGTGCCTAAGTGGGATGTTTCGGGTGTACGTCCGGCAGGAGCTAGACTCAAGACTTTCGGTGGAAGAGCATCAGGGCCTGAACCACTCGTTGACCTCTTCAAGTATGTGGTTGCAAAGTTCCATAGAGCAGTTGGACGGAAGCTCACCTCGCTTGAAGCACACGATATTCTATGTAAGGTCGGAGAGGTCGTGGTTGTTGGTGGCGTACGACGATCAGCAATGATCTCTTTGTCAGACTTGAGTGATGACCGTATGGCTCACGCTAAAGCTGGTAACTGGTGGGACGGTAATGGTCAACGTGCATTGGCTAACAACAGTGCCATCTACGAAGTCAAGCCTGACGTAGGTAAGTTCATGCGTGAGTGGTCAAGTATTTATGAATCACATTCTGGAGAGCGAGGAATCTTTAACCGTTATGCGAGTGAACTTCAAGCAGCTAAGAGTGGACGTAGGGAACTGGGTAAAGAGTGGGGCACAAACCCTTGCAGTGAGATTATCCTTAGACCTTATCAATTTTGTAATCTGTCTTCTGTTATTGTTCGGAGCGATGATAGTGTGGATACTCTACGGAATAAAGTGCGCTTGGCTACTATTCTGGGGACTTTTCAATCGACGATGACTAACTTCCCGTACCTGCGTAAGGTGTGGCAGACAAACACTGAAGATGAGCGTTTGCTGGGTGTGTCTATGACTGGTATCTTGGACAATGCTTTACTCAATGACCCTGATAACGCTGAACTACCAGCTATTTTGGAAGGACTGAAAGATGTGGCTATCAATACTAATAGTGAGTTGGCTGACGCTATTGGGATTAATCGTAGTGCTGCCATCACTGCAATTAAGCCTGAAGGCACAGTCTCGCAGCTTACGGGCACTGCTTCTGGCATCCATCCTCAGCACAGTCAGTACTTTATTCGTCGTGTACGATCTGATAACAAAGACCCTCTGACTGCATTCTTGAAAGCTCAAGGGTTCCCGTCTGAGTTGTGTGTGATGAAGCCTGATAGCACAACTATCTTTAGCTTCCCCATGCGAGTTGAGAAGGGTGCTGTACTGCGTGAAGACTTGAATGCTATCAAGCACCTTCGTCTGTGGCTACTGTTCCAGCGTCACTACTGTGAGCATAAGCCTTCAGTGACTATCTCAGTGACTGAGACTGAGTGGCCTGAAGTTGGAGCATGGGTGTGGAATAACTTTGATGAGATTACAGGTGTGAGCTTCCTACCTATGGATGGTGGAACATACCGACAAGCTCCTTATGAGTCCATGACCGAGGAAGAGTATCATGCAATGGTTGCCAGTATGCCTGACGGTATTGATTGGGACAAACTGGTTGAAGGTACTGACAACGTAGAAGGTGCTCAGACTCTGGCTTGCACTGCTGGTGCTTGTGAGATATGATACTAGACTTTGAGTTTAAGACTGGTTTAGTCTTTGGCATAGAAGCTGATGAACTCTATATCATGGATGAGGATGATAAGATGTCAGATGAAGCTAACCAAGTCATCTACTTACACATAGGCTTCTTAACCTTAGCCTTTATCCTTGATTAATCGTCATGAACTGAAGAATATACTAGGATAACCAACTAAAAAGCCCCTTAGGAGTAATCCTTTGGGGCTTCTTTGTAATTGTAAACTTAAACTTTAGATTTGTATACTTATTCTTCGTCTTCAAAGCTAGTTAGGAATAGAGCTACTTCAGCTTTCCTACGTTTAACTAGACCGGGGAGTTCTCTACCACCTCCCTTAGTCCATTGCATGAAAGCTTCAGCAGCATCCTTCCATTCACCTCTATTGATCTTCATCCGAATAGTAGACCGCTGAAAATTGCCCAGTCCGGCATTGAAGGCAAAACTGACGCACGAATCGAAAGCCCCTTGATGACCAGATAGAGTAGGAGCAAGTCGTAGAACACCACGTTCAAAAAGGTTGACATCATCTGCGAATAGTTTTTCGATTTCCTCTTTAGACCATACACGGTTGTCCTCCTGTCTCAGTGGTAACTCTTTACGAATTGTTGTAGTTTGTCCCTCTTTAGCTACCATTGGTAATCTGATCTGTTCCTGATAGAGGACATGACCATAACCTATAGTCCAGATATGAGCAGGACACAGGTAAGGTTTATTCCTGCACCCCTCAAACCTGTGCATCAGGTCAGCTCCAGCTTTACTTAGCTTCATTTCTTAGCCCAGCTACGTGATCCAAACCAGAAACCTATGATACCTCCAAGCATAGCCATCTCATCGCTGCTAAAGATAATGTCAGACAATCTGATTAAGTCATCCATGTTCATCACTAAACTAGGTCTGCTGTACACATAGTAAGCAATCCAAGCATTGATAGCACAGAGTTCAAAGACAAAGATATAAGTCACCATAGGACGTACAGTTCCTACGAAGTTAACCACCCACTTACTAGCCTTATCCATGATCTTCTTGTCATGGTCATAAGCTGCTACAGTCATCTCAGCATCAGTCTGCATTGCAATCTGATCTGTACGTATCTCTTCCAT